ACCTGAGCGGCAGTCAAATCACGCCCGTACATTCTGGCCTGCTGTTCTTGAATCGCGCCGATCCGTTGAGCGGGTGTGATGAACATGCTGCTCACCGAGAACGGCTGGGCCATTCCAAATGCTCGCTGCTGCTGGATGAAGTTCTGAGCTTGAGCAAGACCCTGATTCTGAATCTGCATCGCTGTCAGACCAAAGTCGCGAGCGAGCAAATTTGTTCGAATGCCTGACGCATCTTTAAACCCTCCACCAACCGCCCGACCAGCGACAGCTCGTTGAAGCTGCGATTGAACATCTTGATCAACCTCGCCACGCAATCTTGAGCCAATAGTCTTTCCAGCCTGTTGAATCAACTGGTCATAGCCAGGAATCGCACGGCGAAGCTGAGTTTCAAGCAATGACTGTTCGGCGGATGTCGTCTTTTCCGCCAGTTTGGTGGCAGGCTCAAGCGCGGCAATGTTTTGCCGGATAGCGTTGGCCTGCTCCTGCTCGAAGTTGATCGGCTTCAGCTCAGGCACCTTCGGCTTGCGTCCGCCGAAAAGCCCACCGAGCAAACTACCGGCAGCGGAGATTCCCGCCGCTCCAAGAATTGCTGCACCTAATGCCATAAATTATCCTTTATCAGAACCATTGAGAAAATCCACCGCCGTTCAATCCGACGCCCACCATTCGGATGGTTGCCACAGCGTCACCCAAATACTGCATCGTCTGCTCCTGCACAGCTTGAACAGCTTTGGCTTCGTAGGCCACTGCTTCCTGAATCAAATCGTTCTCCTCCTTGCGAATCGCCATGACCATCAGCTTGATGGCGTCTGGACAAGGAGGAATAAGGTAGTCATTCACGCTCGTCGCGTTGATGTGGCGCATCTTCGCCATCACCGTTACCGGCTTGTCCTCCTCGTTGTTGCAACGATCAGCGAGGTAACTGCGACGATACTGCGGCAGAGTTTCATCAGGGTCGTAAACTGCCAGATCCAACTCTAGCAGCGTCGTCGCATCGTACTCGTACAAACGGCTTGCCGTGTTCGTGGCTTCGCGGATGACGCCGGTCAGAGTGGTGAACTTCTTGGTCGATTGAGTGTACGGTGCAGCGATAATCAACTCTTCTCCATCAATCCATTTTCCGCTGCCATCCTGTGTCCGAATCCAGTTTCCGTTCGCATCAATTCCTTGGAGCGTAATTTTTTTTCCGATGTCTGAATCGTCGCCACGGTAGACTCGAAGATAACTGTTAGTACCGCCAGACATGTCGCGGTAAGAAACCACGGTACCACGGTCAACAAGCTGCTTACCAACGCACACTTGGTTTCCATTGAGAAGTCCGTATCCGGTTTCCTGAAACTCAAACCATTGATTGCGAACCGTTCCAACTCCGCAGCAATCTGCGATGGCTTCAATCGTCTCGATCTGACGCGGCCAAGTGATGCAGCCTCCGACCGTGTGAATCGTGAAGCGTCCGTACGCGCCAGCCCACAAACCCTTGTGAAGCAGTCGTCGGCACGCCTGATTGATGTACTCGTAAACGCGAGCGTCATCGACGCAAACGCCGATAGCCCGAGCAATCGTTGACCTGATATCTTGGACGATCAGCTTCATTTGGTGTAGTAGACTCGGCTGGTTCGCTTGATGAAGTAAACACCATAGAACGGCGGAAGATTGTTGTGGGCTGCGTCGCCTCCAACCGAAGTGGTCGGCAACAGGTTGGCCACTCCTTCCGAGCGATTCGTTGCACTGAAGACACTCGTGTCAGCCGATCCGCGTTGGGTGAGGTTAATGTACTGGTCGAGAATCTGGTGCGTATGCGACGGCATCTCGGAGGTGACAAGCGTGTGCTTGTCCTCACCGGCAACAGCGGTCGATGTGGTTGTTCCATTGACGCTAACAACTCCACTCGCCGCGAACGTGCCAACTCCAACCGGGAATCGAGCTTCGAAAGCTGTGTCAATTTCCCACATCGAACCGGCGTAAGGATTGCCGGAATAAACGGTTCCGTCACCGCCGTCGTATGAAAGGACATCAGCACTTGTTCCCACGAAGATGCGACGCTCGCTTCCACCGGCGGCAACAGGGTTTTGCCTCGCCCAATAACCTCCCTGAAAAACCCACCAGTTGCCGTTGTTATCCAGCCACGGGTAAACCTGATTGTTTAGCGCCGGAACAGATGCACCGAAGTTGAAGAACGAGTTTCCAATCGAACTATTGAACGTCGCCTGAGTGCCGCTGATGACATCGTTGGCCAACTGTTGGTAGTTGGTCGGACAATACCCGACCGGCAAACTCGGGGGCGTCAGCGTGATGAGCGTAAGGTTTGGCATTCTGTTTCTATGGGTTGACAGATTCCGACGTGTAAGTCAGCGGGTTGATGTCGCACGCACTAATCGGTGTGCATGCAGGGAACACCGTCCGGCAATCACCAACACTCGGCTCCTGAATATCGTAAGCGTGAACTCGAAGACTCTTGATGCGGCAGTATCCAATGATGTTCATCGCAACCTGAACCTCGTAAAGATTCCGAGCCGGAGTGCTGATCGTCTCGTTGCACGGAGCATCTGAAGGCGTCGGAAAACGCATCTTCGGACGATACTGCGGCTTGAAGTTTTGAATCGGGCAAAGATCGAAACACTGCGTCGTCGTCGCGCACTCAGAAAAGTCAGTCCACTCAATCCAGCCAGGATACTGATCAGGCCGATAGGTGACGTTGAAGGAGACATCACCCTCAAGCGAGTCGATGAACAAGTCGCCTGAATCTAGTCGCTTCAATCCAAACGGAACTTCAAAGTTGTAGGCGCGAGTCTGCACCTGCCACTCAATCTCCTTCTTACCATCCGGGATATTGTTATCGAACTTGTCCGCCTTGGTGACTTCCCAGATTTGAATCGAGTCATCCGATCCGCGAGCGATGCAGAAACACTGATCGCCGTAAGCGTTCTCAGTCTTGACGATCTGAAGCACATCAAGTCCGGTCCAGATTCCCGACCACGCAGGCGGAAACTTTTTCCGCATCGACGTAATCAGGTCGAAGTCCAAGACAGCCAACGCCTTGTGAATGACACCCTCGGCATTGTACCGAGGCTGGCAGGTCATCAGGAGGCGATTGTCGAACACAACCGCAGAACTGGCCCACAAGAGATTCGTTTGATCGTTCTCGATGACATTCAGCATCTCGCTGCTGATCGGAGTGTTGCCATAATCATTGAACGAGCGTCGAGCAATGATGAACGATCGGACGCCATCGACAGCGCGGTAGAAGACATCGCCATTGATAGTGATGGCCGACCGAGAACCAAGTGCGCCGCTCGTAAGCAAGCTGATGGCTTGAATCGGATAGTTCAGGTTCTTCCAAACATCACGATCAACAGGCGCTTGAACCGAGAAGACGTATCGAGGTGTGAAGACTAGAAGCGGACCTTGGCCGAGCGAGGTGTCAGGATCGCCTGGGACAGCCATCGCTGTGATGCCGCCTGAATCCGACGGAACCGCAAAGTCTCCACCTTCATTGAGGAAGGTGTTCTCGGTTTCCTTGAGAACACTCGCTCGCGTTCCATCCCCATAAACGATGTCGGTAGCGCGGAATGAAAACCCATCTGGAAGAGCGTACCAGATACGGCCATTGACGTAGGCCATAACCTTGCCGGTCTTAATCTCATCGTCGCTCGCTCGACGTAGACTTGTCCCGTTGAAGATTAGTGGCCTGCTAAACCCATCCTGAATAACAACAAAGTTCTCAGCCTGAACCATCCAGCCATCTAGCAGGTTGGAAGGATTCTCTAGGTCAGGAGAAGTTGTGAGGCTCTGAGCATTGTTCTGAAGGCAGTTGTAAAGCCACACTTTACCACTGATCAGCATCAGTATGAACGTGCGCCCATCGTCAGCAATGTAGGGCAGCGCACATTGGAACGTGCCGGTTAGCGACTGAGGTCCGTAGCAATCTTCTGACCAGCCATCAGCCGTAACGTTCGTCTGGTCAGCGGTAATCTGATCGTTGTCAGCCGTGATGGTGACGCACAGGTCGTAATCTTTTTGAACGAAACCGGGGCGGCATGAGACAAACCCCTGTCGGAAGTTGGCATTGACCGCGAACGCTACCTGATTCTTGTCCACCTCAGACGGCATCACGCCAGCGTCAATGCCACCCTCAAAGGTGACAGATCCGTCCGTGTACCTCCGTGGTGCGCGTTCGCTCATGGTTTAAGCCTGAATACGCTGGACCGAGAATGAGGAGCCTTGATCGACGTAGAGATTGTGGTCCGTGCTAACCAACACCTCGTAAAAATCGGTTAGAGCTGTCGCCTGATCAATGTAAGTAAGAGATAGTGGATGGTATCCATTATTTGTCACATTGAATGGTTTTGACACTAAAATATCAGATCCGTTCTTTCTGAGAAAAACAGTCACAGTTGCGGTTGTTGATACCGCATCAAGATTAAAGTATGCGTCTATCCTGTAGTAGCCAATGTACGGAACCGTAAATCGGCCACTTGATGCCGTGAACCCTGAGGCTGAATCTAGCCCAACGTAAGACGCCGTGGTGTAAACAGATGTGCTGTACGGATTGCTTCCTGAAGTTGGGCTGACATTTGGCGCATTTGCCGCTCCAAGACCAGTCACCCTCCGCGTAAACGTGACGTAGCTGAACGGGACAATCGACGGAGCTGACAGCGTGATGTTTCCGGCGCTGTTCGTAACGACAATCGGAGCCGTTCCAACAATCTCCTTCTGGAGATAAGTCGAGCCGTCGCCGACCGGAATCTTATTCGCGGGAGCGGTCGTCAGGTTTGTGCCACCCTTGGCAATCGGAACCGTGCCGGTGACATCGGCAATCGGAATCGTGGAAACAGTCGAAACCGCACCAAATCCGCCCGATCCTTGAGTCTTGAGGTAGCCAGCCGACAACGAATCAAGAGCAGTCTCGTTTGTCAGCGTTCCATCCGCAGTGCGGCAAATGTAAGACGCACCAACCGGAGCGCCGCCCGATGCACCAGCAGCGCCAGTCGCACCAATCGCTCCAGCAAGGGTGATGAGTGAGCCAGTCGGAATCAGCGTAGTGGGAACAGCGTTGGCAATTCCGAGAACTCCAGAAGCGGGGTTCTGAAGCGTCAGTTGCAAGCCATCGACCGACGTAACCTGCATGTAGCCAAGACCTTGAATCGAGACAAAGAACTGGCCAGCAACCGATTCTGGCAGGAAATCGGTGTTATCGACAAAAACAAGAACGCTCGAACCAAGAGCGGGTACAAAGAATGGCGCAGTCGTGTAAGTAAACGAATCAATACCATCCGTTCCATTGGTGCCGTTGGTTCCAGCCGGACCTTGAGGGCCGGGGATATTCACGACTACCGGCTCGGAGTCGCAAGGCTGGCAACAGCCGGATGAAGAAACAAGTTGCGACGGCATAATTTTCCTTTCGCAGAACCTCAAGTCCAACGACAACTAATGCAAGGCCAAACTATGGCAGAGCAAGCGTCCGAGCATCCATTGATTCAGCATAAGTACGGGATTCGTTCACCCGTCAAGATTCCAGACCTAGAACTGGAACTTTACGCATTCCGAAACCGGCTCCAACCCAATGAGGGTGGGCTAGGCACCTTCGACCATTTTGTTAACGCCACCAAAATGCTCTGGCCAAAGATGAGCTGGAATCCGTGGCTTGAAGCTCAGGTCGAAAGTCTCTGCGAACATGATTACGTTGGGTGGGCGGGATGCGGCGCGTCCGGTAAGACCTTTGGAGCAACACTTTTCGCGACAGTCTGGTGGTTGGCCAACCCTTCCAAGTCCACCGTTGTCCTGACATCGACGACCGCGAAGATGATCCGCAAGCGTATGTGGGCCAATCTTCAGGATCTGGTTCGTAAGTCGCGAGGATTCCCAGGCAACATGGTCGATTCAAAGATGGCGCTTCAGGCCATCAAAGGCGACGACCGTCATTCAATTTCAGCCATTGCCGTCGCCGAGGGGAACACTTCGAAGGCAGTGGCTAACATCCAAGGTATTCACGCCGAGCGGGTGATGGTCATCATCGACGAAGCGACGGATACGCCAGAAGCAGCTTTCGAGGCTTGCACCAATCTTTCGAAGGGTTGCCGCGAGTTTAAAATGTTGGTCATCGGTAATCCGGCATCGAAGTACGATCCGCACGGACGATTCTGCACACCGGCAAAGGGTTGGCGCAGTGTAACGATTGAGGATCAGCATTGGCTGACAGAACGTGGCATGTGCCGACGGTTTGACGGCATGAAATCGCCCAATATCAGCGAAGGGCGAACAAAGTACCCATATCTCATCACGCACGATCAGGTTTTGTCGGCAATGCGGCATGAGGGTGAGCAAAGCCCCACATTCTGGAAGTACACACGCGGATTCTGGAGTCCTGACGGCATGGTCAAGACAGTGTTGTCAGAATCGCTGATTGAGACGCACACGCCTACAAGAAACTTGGTGTTTACGACCAATGTCCAAGTCGTCGCCGGACTCGATCCAGGTTTTGGTGGCGATAGATGCGTTCTTCGCTTTGCTAAGATTGGCACCGCAAACGACAAGGCGAGCGTACTCTTCGGCGATGTAGTTCAAATCTCACCGAATGCCGCGCTGACTGAGCCGGTGCATTACCAAATAGCCAATCGAGTTAAAGAGGAATGCGCCAAGCGCGGCGTTGCACCGGACAAATTCGCTCTGGATTCTAGCGGTGAAGGCGGCGGATTGGCCGACATTCTGACCCGCGAATGGGGAGTTGTGCATCGCGTTGAGTTTGGTGGTTCTCCGTCAACCATCCCGGTCAGCGACGAGGATAGTCGGCCATGTAATGAGGCATACGACCGCAAGGTGACTGAACTCTGGTTCTCGATGCGAAAATGGGTCGTCGAAGAGCGTGTTGGCGGTATGGATATCGAGACATTGCAGGAGTTCTGCTCACGCATGTTCGACGATTCCAAGCGGAAGATATCGGTCGAATCGAAGACCGTGATGAAGCAACGAACCGGAAAATCACCTGACTTGGCCGACGCTGCTGTAGTCTTGCTTGATCTAGTCCGCAAAACCGCCTC